CTAGTAATCAGTTTTTCTTAGAGTATGTAGCCAGACCACAAACAGCTGAAATATTTTTTGAAGAAGTATTAATGGCGTGTGTATTTTACGGTATGCCAATATTAGTAGAGAATAACAAACCAAGGTTGTTGTATCACTTTAAGAATAGAGGCTACAGAGCTTTCTCTATAAATAGGCCTGATAAAAGTAAAATGAATCTATCTAAGACAGAAAAAGAACTAGGAGGCATACCTAACTCATCTGAAGCTGTAAAGCAAGCTCACGCTGCTGCAGTAGAATCTTATATTGAGAAATATGTTGGTCTAGATTTAGATTCAGTTTACAGAGATCCAGATGAAATGGGCTCTATGTATTTTAGTAGAACACTAGAAGATTGGGCTAAGTTTAATATTAATAACAGAACAAAATACGATGCTACTATAAGCTCAGGTTTGGCTATTATGGCTAATCAAAAAGGTTTGTACCATACCCCAAAGAAAGAGTCAAAAATAAGCATTAACTTTGCAAGATATAGTAATAAAGGTGCATTGAGCACAATTATAAAGTAAAAATGAAAGAACCAGTAATTCTAATCAACCCAACTACCTTTCCTAATCAACAAGCCACAGACGCAGAAAAGAACTCATTGGAGTACGGAATGCGTGTTGGTGAAGCAATACAGTATGAATGGTTTAAGAGAGATGGTAATAGTTGTAGGTTTTATGATCAGTGGGTAGAGTTTCATAGATTAAGATTATATGCAAGAGGAGAACAACCAATAGGAAAGTATAAAAATGAGATTGCAGTAGATGGAGATTTAAGTTATTTGAATTTAGACTGGACACCAGTTCCTATCATACCTAAGTTTGTTGACATTGTTGTTAATGGCATGGCAGATAGATTGTTTGATGTTAAGGCCAGTGCGCAAGATGCAATGTCAGCTGAAAAGAAACATCAGTTTCAAGAGATTGTAGAAGCAGATATGGTTGCTAAACCAATGTTAGAGGCTACTGAGGAGATGTTTGGTATTGATATGTTTAACACACCTAAACAAGACCTACCAGAGAGTGATCAAGAGTTAGCATTGTATATGCAAATGAATTACAAGCCAGCTATAGAGATTGCAGAAGAAGAAGCTATTGACACTATATTAGAAGAGAATCACTACAAGCAAAGAGTTCAGAAACAAGTCAACTATGACTTAATGGTATTAGGTACTTCATTTGTTAAACATCAGTTTTTACCTAACTCAGGGATATCTGTAGAGTATGTAGATCCAGCATCATTAGTTTATAGCTATACAGAAAGCCCAACTTTTGATGATTGTTTTTATTTCGGTGAAGTCAAGCAAATTCCAATAACTGAACTAGTTAAGATAAAGCCAGATATTACTCCTGCTGAAATGGAAGAGATTGCTCAAATGTCTTCACTTTGGTATAATTACTATGGTATTGTTAGACCTTATCAAGATAGTTTATTTCAAAAAGACGTAGTAACACTACTGTATTATAATTATAAGACTACTCGAAAGATGGTTTATAAGAAAAAATACATGGATAATGGAGGAGAGAAAATAATAAGAAAAGACGATTCTTTTAATCCACCAGAAGGAGAAGAAAAGTTTGAGAAGCTTGAAAAAAGAATAGACGTTTGGTATGATGGTATAATGGTAATGGGAACTCAAAAAGTTTTAAAATGGGAGTTAGCTAAGAATATGGTTCGTCCTAAGTCTGCTTCACAGTATGCTTTACCTAATTACATTGGTGCTGCACCAAGAATGTATAAGGGCGTTATTGAGTCCTTGGTTAGAAGAATGATTACATTTGCTGACTTAATACAAGTGGTTCACCTTAAACTACAGCAAGTAATATCTAGAGTTGTTCCAGATGGTGTGTTTATAGATGCTGATGGACTCAATGAGGTTGATTTAGGAACAGGTGCCGCATACAATCCGGAAGACGCTTTAAAGCTGTATTTTCAAACAGGTAGTGTGATTGGTAGAAGTTACACTCAAGATGGTGAATTTAACAATGCTAGAGTTCCAATACAAGAATTAGGTACCAACAGTGGTCAAGCTAAGATGGCTAGTTTAATTAGTTCTTACAACCATTACTTAAATATGATTAGAGATGTGACGGGATTAAACGAAGCTCGTGATGCATCTACACCTAATCCTGATTCATTAGTAGGGTTACAAAAGTTAGCAGCTTTAAATTCAAACGTAGCTACCAGACATATATTAGAGGCCAACTTACAGATTACTCAAAAACTTGCTGAGGCATTATCTTGTAGAGTGGCAGATGTATTGGAATATGCAGATTTCAAAGATGAGTTTGCAATGCAAATAGGAAAATACAACGTGTCTATATTAAATGACATCAAAGACTTATACTTACATGATTTTGGAATATTCTTAGAAGTTGCACCAGATGAAGAACAAAAAGCGCAATTAGAAGCCAATATACAGACAGCCTTACAGCGTGACCAGATAGATTTAGAAGATGCCATTGACATTAGAGAGATTAAGAATCTTAAAATGGCCAACGAACTTCTTAAATTAAAGCGTAAAAAGAAACAAGAAAGAGACGTGGCTAGGGAAAATGAAAAGATGCAGATGCAAAGCCAAATGAATATGCAGTCTCAACAAGCAGCAGCTCAGTCTAAACTACAGGTTGTTCAAGCAGAAACCCAGGCCAAGATTCAGATAGAACAAGCAGAAAGTCAATTTGCAATACAGAAACTACAACAAGAAGCTACCCTTAAAAAGGATTTAATGGCTGAAGAGTTTATGTATCAAATGCAACTAAAAGGTGTAGAGTTAGATAGTATTCAGCAGAGAGATAAAATGAAAGAAGATGCCAAGGATTCTAGAATATCTAAACAAAACACAGAGCAATCTAAATTAATACAACAAAGACAAGATAAACTTCCACCAATAAACTTTGAATCAAACGAAGATAGTTTGGATGGTTTTAACTTAGCAGAGTTTGAGCCAAGGTAGAAGTAAAAAAAAGTTACTAACTTTGTACAACTAAAATCAAATCAAATGGATAATATAAAAGTAAGAGCTCTGGATGGTGCTGAAGAAAAATCAGTAGCTGAAAGAGAAGAAGATCTGCTAAAAAAAGCAGGTCAAGAACAAGAAGAGACTACAGTAGAAACAACAGAAGTCCCAGCAGAAACACCAGTTGTTAGCGAGGAAACTAAAGTTGAAACACCTGTAGAAGAGAAAGTAGAGGAGAAAGTAGAAGAGAAACCCTCTTTAACAGAGGAAGAAGTTCTTTCATTTATTGGAAACAGATATGGTGAGGAAGTGTCTTCATTAGACGATTTAACTTCTAAGCGTAAAGATTCTCCAGAGATTCCTGAAGAGGTAATTAATTACTTAAACTATAAAAAGGAAACTGGAAGAGGATTAGAGGATTTCATTCAATTAAACAAGGATGTAAATTCCATGGATGAAGACCAGTTGCTGTTTGAATTTTGGAAACAACAAAAGCCTCATTTAGATTCAGATGATGTTGATTTTGAACTTAGTGAAAGATTTGCATACGATGAAGAAGTAGATGAAGCTGCAGTTATTCGAAAAAGAAAAATAGCAAAAAAGGAAGAACTTGCAAAAGCCAAAGAGTACTTTAACAATCTAAAGGAGACCTATAAAACGAAAGTTGAGTCAACAAAAGATTTTATACCTGCCGAGGAGTTGAAGGATTTTGAAGCTTACAAAACAAGTAAGAAGGAAACACAACAAACGTTAACTGAGCAAAACAAGAGGTCTGAGTATTTCGCTAAAAAAACCAGTGAGTTATTTAATGACAATTTCGAAGGTTTCGAATTTAAACTAAATGACAAGGTAATGAAATACAAACCTGCTGATTCAAATAAATTAAAAGAGTCACAAGCAGACATCAATAACTTCATATCGAAACACTTGAGTAAGGAAGGTTACTTAAAAGATGCCGCTTCGTATCATAAGTCACTTTCATTAGCTATGCACCCTGATTCATTTGCCAAGTTCTTTTATGAGCAAGGTAAGTCTGATGCAGTAAATGACATAACTAAGGAAAGTAAGAACATTGACATGAATGGTATTCGTAACGCAACTCAATCGGTGTCTAGTGGAGGTTTTAAAGTTACAGCAGTTAGTAGTAGTAGTGGTTCTGGATTAAGAATAAAAAGTAACAAAAACAAAAACTAACAACTAAAAACTAAAAAAAATGGCAGGAAATTTATTAGCCGGTGGAGTTTCATTAACTCCCAGCTCGGTAAAGGCGGCTTTACCAAGCAATTATATCACTGATTTCAACTTTTTGAGTCAGTATTTACCAGACACTTATGAGAAGGAATTCGAAAAGTATGGTAACAGAACAATCGCAGCATTCTTACGTATGGTAGGAGCTGAAATGCCTACTAACTCAGACCTAATTAAATGGGCAGAGCAAGGTAGATTACACACAAAGTACGAAGGTTGTACTACAACAGGAGCTGATGGTGCTACTGCTGCAACT